CACAATCACTAGAATGGCAAGAAATATACGATTATCTTGTGGAACATGGTGTTGATCGCATCGTTGCTGGTGATTATAAGGCTTATGACAAGAAAATGAGTCCAAAGGAAATTTTGGCTGCTTTTGATGTTATCATACATTTTTGCAAACTATCAGGAAATTACACGGAAGAAGATATTACTGTAATACGTGGTATCGCAGAAGATACAGCATTTGCAGTGGTTGATTTCAATGGTGACCTAGTTGAATTGTTTGGATCGAATCCATCCGGCAATCCACTAACTGTGATACTTAATAGTATTGTGAATTCACTTCGAATGCGTTATGCATATTACCTTCTTAACCCAGTAAAAGATGTTACTACATTTGGAACATATGTAGCACTGATGACTTATGGTGATGACAATATTATGTCAGTGAGTAAGGAGTGTGAATGGTTTAATCATACAGCCATATCTGAGATCTTTAGCACCCTTGATATAGTCTACACCATGGCAGATAAGGAAGCTAAGAGTGTACCGTTTATACATATTAATGAGGCATCTTTCTTAAAGAGAACGTGGAGATATGACGAAGATATGAAATGTATGATGGGACCATTAGATCACGATTCAATTGAAAAAATGTTAACCGTGTGGGTTAAATCCAAAGCTGTTACAGAAGAATATCAAGGTGTATCAGTATTATGTACGGCACTACAAGAATATTTCTTCTATGGTAAGAAAACTTTTGCAGATAAAAGATCAATGATTTTACAACTTGTTGATAAACTTCAATGGGATGATTATGTGAATGTTGATACGTTTCCAAAATATGATGAACTTTGTATGAGATTTAAGAAAAGTTCAAGTAAATGCAAAACATTTGAGGAATGTTTTGTTCCTCAAAGTGGAATCTGTACTTTTAATGAAGTGCCAGCATATGAAAATTTGATGAAGTGTGCCAAAATGCATAATAATGGAACATCACCAGGTGATCCATTCTTTGCTTATAGATTCTTATGGATATTATTTTGTTGGACTCTCCTGTATTTCAAGTTGTTTTTTACAATTTGGTTACGGTTTAGTGTTATTTTTATAGACTTGTATTTTTGCAAGAATGTTACCAACAAATTAATCAGAGCGACAAAGGAAGTGATCCAACTAGTAATTCTAGTCCTTTGCTTCAATTTTATTGAAAAATGGATCCATTTGATTGTGTTAGTCTACACAATACTACAAACAAAGAGAAATTCTTATTTATTCTTAAACTCTATAAATAGATGGAGCATATCGTCCTTGCTCCATTGACAATTAAAGAATATCAAACTCACAAGCGTAGCGCTTGTGTCCACACAGATGTTTGTACATAACAGAACGTCCATATGTAACAACGTAATATGGATGTACAGACTGAGACCTATGATAGTAAGTCTACCTACGGGTGGTAAAGGTGTGGGACTATTTGTTCATGACGTTATGGGAAAATTATCCTTACAAGATGTAGTTTTTGCTCTACCTAAAAAAGCATTAAATTTAATCATCGGCAGCAATTGTTGTCAAAGAGAACAGTGCGTTGATTGCACTTTAAATAATTTTCAACCTCAATCTGGTGAAGAGGGAATAGATGTATCTCCAGTGAATACAACTTCTGATTCACAGGTGCAGAATGTGGGATTTAACGATGGCGAGGAGGAAGTTATTTCCTCAATACCACATGATTTATCTTACATGAAAGTTGATTCATCTCAGAATATTGACTTGGGTTCTTTCTTAACCAGACCTGTTCAGATTTATGAACAATCCTGGCAAATAGGGACCCACCTATCAGCAGCTACTAGTACTTTTCGACCATGGAATTTGTTTTTTGACAAAACTTCCATTAAAAAGAAACTCGATAACTATTACATGGTCAGGTGTAATCTACACCTAAAGTTTGTCATCAATGCTTCACCATTTTATTATGGATGTTGCTTGGTGGCTTATCAACCATATGCTGAATATCAACCAGCTTTGATATTGACAAATGCTGCTCGCAATGAAAATATACCATTATCACAACGTCCTCACATTTACCTGTATCCACAAAATAATCAAGGCGGAGAAATGGTTTTGCCCTTCATAAACAAGAAAAATTGGGTTAATGCAACTAGTTCTGCTGAATTGGACGATATGGGTATTATTGATTTACAATCTTTTACAGTACTTAGAAACGCAAATGGTTTAACAACAGAAAGTATCAATATTAAGGTTTATGCCTGGGCGGAGGACCTTGAAGTTGCTGGTCCAACTATTAAATTGGCTGTGCAAGCAGGGAAAGATGAGTATTCTCATAAAGGTACCGTATCCAAACCTGCTTCTGCGATAGCTAGATCTATGGGCAAACTAGGCAAATTACCTATCATAGGACCTTTTGCTACAGCAACTTCGTATGCAGCTGGAGCTGTTTCCGACATTGCTTCATTATTTGGATATACAGATGTGCCAGTCATAGATGATGTACATTCATTTAGACCCAAACCATTTCCAAATCTAGCTGCTACAGATATAGGTACACCGATTGAGAAATTGACGTTAGATGCCAAGAACGAGTTATCAATTGATGGAAAAATATCTGGAGGAAATGTTGAAGACGAGTTACTTATTTCAAGTTTTTGCGGTAGAGAGTCATTTATTTTCAAAACAGATTGGACTGTTGCTGACGTAGAAGATACTAGTTTATTTTTCTGCAAGGTAAGTCCCATGCTGCTGGATAAAGAAGTACTTGCATCAGAGACTGCTATCTTTTCAACACCTATGAATCATGTTTCTCAATGCTTCAGTTATTGGCGTGGCGACATAAAATATAAATTCAAATTTATTTGTTCACCATATCACACAGGGCGAGTACGAATCAATTGGGATCCTATCGGTGATATTGGTGTTACCGGAGATTACACAACTGAAACGTACACTCGCATTGTGGATATATCCAAAGAAACTGAAGTTGAGGTTTGTATACCATATACACAACCAACTAGTTACTTAGATACCACTCAAAGTGATTTTGTGCAATTTGCGCGTAGTGATACTGGCAGCTCAGGATCGGGCGAACGTTACAATGGTGTATTAACTCTTCGAGTACTCAATGAACAAACATCACCCGTTGCTAGCGCTGATATTGGTGTGTTGGTTTACGTATCAGGTTGTGAAAATTTAGAGTTTGCAGGACCTAGAAACATTTCGTCATTGTATTCGCCCTATCGAGTCCAAAGTGGTGAAATGCAATTTGATATCAATGAAGCGGAATTTCAGCTTGGAGTTAAAAAATCAGTGGCAGATGATAGTATAAATCTCATCTATATGGGTGAATCTGTTGTTTCTTTAAGACAGTTGATGAGAAGATCAACTAAATATAAGAGAATTGCATATACACTCGATGTCGTGGGAGATTCTTATGTGACTAGTCTATGGACTTTGGGTCGTTGTCCACAATATCCTGGTTTTGACCCGAATGGAGATAGTGATGCAACTGGATTAAAAGTTGCAATCCCTTTCCCATACAACTGGGTGTGTTGGAATGCTGTGACATGGTTTTCACAATGTTTCATCGGTTCACGCGGTTCTTATCATTATGCGTTTAATCCATCCACAAACTCAAATATATCGTTGTCTACAACACGTTTGAAGAAAACTAGAGTAAGTGGAATATCTACTCAAACTGATGATGTCACAACGCAGCGTTGGAGATACATGCGTAGATTTGTAGATACATCTGAACAAAGTTCTGGTATGGCAGGTTTAACTGTCATAAATCAGAAATCGCTTGCAGGTGATATGGTATCCTTACCTATGTACAGTAAATTTAAGTTCATGTCTAATGACCCATTAAAAAGAACTGATGGTACACCTTTAGATGAATCAGATACCGATACTATGCAAATTGAGTGTTTACACACTGTTGCGGAGGATAGAGGATATATAGGAGTTACATCTATTATAGATATTGATTCCTACGTGTCTGCAGGCACTGATTTTTCATTAGTGTTTTTTCTTAATGTACCAACAGTGTATAAATATGATTCATATCCACAAGCATAAATTGGGTCAAAGTCGGTAGACTTTAAAATACAATAAAACTCGATGGTCGATGTCGAGTCTCATATCTCTATATGAG